AAATTTGTATACAACCAAAACAAACACAAAAAATTGCAGACTGGTTCTCAGAAGTAAATATGAAGGCTGAAGAAAAGATTTTAAGTGAAAATAAAGAAAGGCAAGAAAAAGAATTAACTGGACTAAAGTCCGAGTGGGGAAAATCTTTTGAGGCGAATCTGTCAAGAGCTCACCTGGTATTAAAGAATTTCGCAGACCCCGAGACAATTCAGCACCTAGAAGACGCTGGTTTAGGAAATGATACCAGACTAATCAAACTCCTCTCTAAAGTAGGCACAAAGCTTTATGGCGAGACAAAGATCGTTGGTGGAGACTCTGGCGGGGCTGGCGCTATAACTCCTGCAGAAGCCAAGAAAACAGTAGATTCTATTATGGGCAATACAAATCATCCTTATTTCCAAAAGGAACACCCTGGGCACAAGACTGCTGTGGCAGAGGTCCAAAAATTATTTGGAATTATGTATAACGCCTAGTTGACATTGATTATTTTTTAGGTAGCATAAGGGCAGAGGATAATCCACGAGGACACTCTGGACCCTTATAGCTAACTGCTATGTTCCATATCGGACCCTCTTTTTAGGGGATAATCCACCCTAGTTATTTCATTTTAAAATTTATCAATCTAGAAGGAGGCTTACAAAATGAGTCAGCAAATTACTACTGCGTTTGTAAACCAGTTTGGCGCAAACGTACAGCATCTTTCTCAGCAACAAGGTTCTAAGTTGCAGAATGCTGTTAGAAAAGAAACTCAAAAAGGTAAAAAACAATTTTTCGATCAAGTAGGAACTGTATCTGCGGTACAAAGAACTGGTCGTCACGCAGCTACTCCCCAACTCGACACACCTCACGCACGACGTATGGTGACGTTGAAGGATTTTGAATGGGCAGATTTAGTTGACGATCAAGATAAAATTCGTATGTTGATCGATCCTACGTCTGAGTATGCTATGGCAGCAGCTTGGGCATTTGGTAGAACTAAAGATGACGAAATTGTTACAGCATCTATTGCTACGGCGTATACTGGTGAAGAGGGAACTACTTCTACTACTCACCCAAACAGCCAGAAATATGCTGCAAACACCGGTGCAGCATTCGCAAACTTGAACATGAAGACCTTACGTGCTGTTAAAAGAATGCTTGATCTTCAAGATGTTCAGATGAATTTAAAAAGATACTTTGCAGTAACTCCGTATCAGATTGAATCTTTGTTATCTACTACTGAAGTATCTAGTTCTGACTACAATACTGTAAAGGCGCTAGTTCAAGGGGACATCAACACTTTTATGGGTTTCGAGTTTATCTGGTTAAACAGATTAAACACTACTGCATCACGAGGCACATTAGATGCTTCTACTTCTACTGGAGCTGTTGGTTCTGGCTCGACAGTAGTTGGTGCATCTTACCGTTCTTGTTTTGCATGGGCACAAGATGGCCTTTTACTTTCTGTAGGTGAGGACTATATGTCTCGTATCTCTGAGAGAGATGATAAAGGTTATGCAAAACAGGTGTATGGTAGAATGTCTATCGGCGCTACTCGTATGGAAGAAGTTAAAGTCGTAGAAGTTATTTGTTACGAAGGTTAATAGGAGGGTTAAACGATGGCTACATTTTATGGTAATCAATATACAGATGCTTTTGTTGACGTACCAGCGGATATGATCCGTCCTGGTGACGTTGCAGGAGAAGTAAAAGTTATGTATTGTGATTTCACAGTACCTGGAAGTGCTCCTTCAAACAACGACATTTGGTATTTAGGAAAAATTCCAAAGGGCGCTCGTGTGCTGAACGTGGTTATGGCTTTCCCTGACTTAGGTACAGCAGGTACAGTGCACGTTGGATACTTGCAGGATGCAGGGGCGGTAGAGACTACTGATAACGATGCTTTCTTAGCATCTGTTGATGTGAACACAGCAGCTGACACAGTTTCTATGGTTGACCAGAACAACATGGTAGGACTTGGAAAACTTTTCTCTGCTGAGTGTACACTAACTTTGACTGCAGCTACAGCGTGGACTGCCACGTCTGGTACAGTAAAAGTTTTAATGTACTACAGAACAATTTAAGTTTAGATAAGAGTACTCCTTCGGCGTCAAACGAAGGGGTATTCTTTTATTTTTGGAGGAATGATGGGCGCTGTTAGTCTTGCATCCATTTGCAATAAAGCTTTAACCCTCCTTGGAGCAAATAGGATTACGAGCATTGATGATGACTCCGTAGAGGCACGTCTTTGCAAAGAATTAGCTGATGATATTAGAAAAGATTTACTAAGATCTCACCCATGGAAATTTGCGCTTACAAGAGTCTCTCTTGCGGAGAGTGCTACTACTCCTGAATGGGGATGGGATCATCAGTTCCCCCTGCCATCCGACTGCTTACGAGTGGTTGAGATGTACGGTCAAGAGCAAGATAACTGGACAGAAGAAGGGAGATTTCTTCTTACAGATTCAGATGAATGCAAAATAAAATACATAAAAGATATAACTACAGTTGGCAGTTTCGATTCATCATTTACTACGGTGTACGCTATAGACCTAGCTATAGCTATGTCTTATGCTCTTACGACAAGTGAGGGTTTAAGAGATAGTTTAGTTAAGTTAAGAGAATTAAAGATTAAAGAAGCCCGTACCTACTCAGCACAATCAGCTGTGGGTGACAGGGTGTACGCTGACGACTGGTTGAATTCGAGGACATAATGAAGTTTAATCATGTCTTATCAAATTTCTCTGCTGGACTTTGGTCTGATAAAATGCTCGCAAATACGGAAGTGGAGCAATACAAAAGATCATGTAAAGAACTTCAGAATATGTTTATTCAAAAAGAAGGCGGAGCTTTTCAACGTCCTGGGCTTCAGTATAAGGCACTACCTGCACCTCAGCAAACAATCATGAATGCACAGGCATATTCTACAAAAGTACTTTCTGCTATTGGAAAAGAGTCGGGCGTACGCACTCAATATCTTTTATTTATAAACGCGGGGTTACCCGCTACAAATTGGTTCTGTTATAATACGTCCTCTGGCGCTATTCTTACTATGATTATAGATGTACAGATAAACAATGTGCGATCAGGTGATATATCGTGGGCATATTCTGGAGAGTATTTATTTATTGCATTTGAAGATGGGGATCAGCCAGTATACGTAGATATTAGAAATGGTGTTTGTTATATAACTGGAATTTCAAGAGAAGCTGCAATAAATCCGTTCTACAACGTACCGTTCAATAGTCCAAATGTCCTTGGGGAGGGAAGTCCTCAGACAATAACCTCAAGTGCGGCGACGGGAGTTGTAACCCTAACAGCCAGTGCACCTTTTTTTCTAGCTACGATGGCAGGTATTGTAGGAAGAACTGGAACATATATAAAACTAACATCCGCTGGAAGCACAGGAGTGGCATACATTACGGCTACGCCAGCGGGACCGGGCCCACATGCAACATGTACGGCATTTGTGCTTGTAAATGTTCCTGTAGTAGCGTGCGGTACGGCGGCGGGAACATCCTGGGAAATTTCCGCATGGAATGCTGCCTATGGTTGGCCTACAAAGGTAGCAGCTTTTGAGGAGCGTCTATACTGGGGTGGTAAACCTGAAACAAATACTAATACAACAGATCATACGAGAGTCTGGGCTAGTAGGGCTGGGGATATATTTGATTTGATGGAGATACCTCTAGCGCAAGATCCATATTTTACAACATACGCCGCAGATAATTCTAGGCCATTTTCTTTTTCTCCCGCTAAAGCAATAGGGCCTGTTCGAGGGTTATCATCTACAAAAGTGCTCATAGTAGGATACTCTGATAGAGAGATGGTTGTGCGTGGGACTCAAGGCGCCCTTGGAATATTGGATATTACTATCGATAGTAATAGTAGTTATGGAATGTCAGGAGTACAGCCCGTATCAATTGACAACAATACGCTGTACGCTCAATCAGGAGGACAATCATTAAGACAATTAGTTTTCTCCTATCAGAACGAGCAGCATAATTCTGAAGATATTGGCTATGTGGCAAATATCACTGACAGTAAGCAGTACTATATAAAGAAGCTCATACCAATGAAAATTGGGGATACAAGCACTGTTATCTGTCTTACAAAAAAGAAAACTACAAATATTTTCAGAAGTATGTTGGTGACAGTTGATCAGCAAAATAATATAGGCGCATGGAATTTTTTTAGAGCTGGGACAGATCTTGGCAGTAGTAATGAGCCAACCTTTCCAATTATAGATGGGACAGCTACCTTCCCCTATGGGAATGATTCAAGTGTATTTTATGGGATTGTGAATTACGGTTCAGGGTTTTATTTAGTTAAAATGGCACCTATATTCGAGCAACCTACCTATGCCTATAATAATATGTTTTACTATCTCGATATGTACTCTGAGGTAAATCCAGGAGGATCAGCAACAGTTAGTGCTGCTCCTTTTTCTAACGGGACAGTGGTACATTACTTCTGTGATGGGTGGTATAAAGGAACTACTACTGTATCTGGCGGAAATATTGTGGTGGATAAAACCACGTATAGTAGTGTAATATACGGAATAGCGTATACAGCTAAAATTGTTCCTGCTCCTATTAAAACTATTACACAATTTGGAAATAGTCAGGGGAAGAACGTAAAAATAGATACACTGTATATTAAATTCTTAAACACGTTAGCTGCAGCATACGGTGATCGCGAAAGAGCGGAGTATTATAATATTCCATTTGAGATAATTACGGCGGCACCCGACACATATCCTCCTTTCTTGACAGGAGAAAAGAGGATGGCATTTCCTCCAGGGCATTCGAGAGAAAAATTACTGGAGATAAAAAATACCTTACCCGTCCCTATGAATGTTCTAAGCATTGCGGCAGAGGGTGTCGTGTATGATTAATATGACAGCGCCTACAATTGCCGACGCGCTAGAAGCTGTGGAGTACAGTAGAAAATCTGTGTACTGTTCTGAAGAAATTACAGCTAAGACCATACTAGATCATCCATGGAATGTGTCGCTTAAAGATTCAGAGGGAAAACTAGGGGTTATTACAGGACTCACTCTTATAAGACCTGGAGTAGCAGAGGGATGGGCAGTTACAACGGAGAATCTTTTGAAGCATCCCGTAGCGTACACCAGGCAAATGAGGATAATAGTGCGGGAAGTTTTTACGCAGTTTAGATTGCACAGACTACAGATCCATGTAAAATGTGAAGCAAGTCTTATTAAGTGGGCTATTGCTCTAGGGTTTACAGTTGAGGGTACTCTAAAATCTTTTGGTAAAAATAAGGAAGATTATTATATTATGGGGAGAATTATATAATGGCTGTACCAGCGGCGCTACTTGCAGCGGGTGTTTTTCTAAACGCCGCTGCCACATACACGTCAAATAGGGCGCAAGCTGAGTCTGAGCTTCAGAATGCTGATTTCTATGATAAGCAGGCCATATTTGCACGGCAGGCTATGAGTAGAGAGGCTTTTCTTTCTAGGAAAAAATTCACTGGAGCTGTTGGTGTGCAAAAAAGTGCCTTTGCAAAAGCAGGAGTGTCTTTAACTGAGGGCTCTTCCGTTGGAGTAATAGCTAACACCTTGGCAGAACAAATGCTGGAGCTAGACGCTATTATGCAAAAAGGAGAGTTAGAGTATAAATTAGCCTCTGGTAGAGCAGACCAGGCCCGAAATAAAGCGCAACTTATGTCCACAACAGGATATAATTTAATGTCTATCACTGGGCCTGCCCTTACATCAATTGGTCAATTTAGTGGGAGTAAAGGGTAATATATGGCAATTATACCAAGGGCAGATGAGAGTCAGGTACTTAATGCAGGATCTCCGGTTCCTCTTGCCACAGGGGATACAGCAGGAGAAATTCAGGCTAAGACTCTTGGATCTTTTTCACGCGGATTAAGTTCCGTATTTATTCAAAAAGCTGCGGAGATTGATCATGCAAATACCTTGGCAGAAAGAGAAAGAGAAAAGGTAGATAAGGAAGAGGCCTTAACAAACTACACAACAGAGCTAGCGATATTAGAGGAAGATATAAAAAAAGATCCTATGTATGGTACTATGTCTAGTAAGGATGTTCTAGATAAATTCAAAAACAGTTCTAGAAAGATACAGGATAAATATTCTTCAAAATTACAAGGACGAGTATCTTCTGAATTTTCAGCAGAGGCAGAGAGATATAATAGATCCACATTTCTCAGCTTCTACGCAAACTCCATAAAAGAGTACAACAAAAACACTGATATAAAGGTCGGAGAATTTGTCTCAGGAAAAGTATCACGCATCTCAGGTCTTTCGGATGATCCAAAGGCTGGGAGTAAAATTGACGATACTTTTTTACTAATTGAGAATCATATAAATAGCAACAACATCTATACGGAGACAGAGAAGCAGGAAAAAATTGCAGGAGCAAAAAAGGAAATAGCTCAGGCGTATATTGACGGGTATATAAATAAAATTGGCACTACATCTAATCCTTCAGTAATGAAGGAGTATGCTGACAAGGCTATGCGGGTATTAAACGGAGAAGAGAAAGGTGCGAGTGTTCCTTCTGCATTTAATATTACTGATATGTTTGATGAAAAGATGAGAGAAAAGAATAGGGCAAAGGTTGATTCTGTTTTTGATAGAACAGCGAATGAATTTTTTAGAAAAGAGCAGATGCAGCAGGTGATGGATGCTAAGGCTCAGAAAAAACTCTACGAGAAAACATTCAAAGACATGTATTTCCTTGGAGTAACAAAAGTCACAGATAATGAAAAATTAGATTTATTTAGAGAAGATATAAGAATGAAGGCTGCTAGAGGAGAACTTGACCCTACAAAGATACCGGCTCTTGAAAAAGCTGCACTTTCTTCTGCAGCAGTATCATCCTATGTAAATACAAGAAGGATGAACATTACTGATTTTGATGCAGATAGAAAGTTCAAGTTTGATTCCTATGAGAAAGTTTTTGCAGGAGAGGATCCTATGCTTGTATCAGCAGACGTTTATGATGGCATGACAAAGCGTGGGGCTTCTGCGTCTGCTGCTATTGCTGTGCAAACAGAAATGGACCGTTTATCAAGAGCACTAGATAAAAACCCTGGAATACGCGCCAAAGTTAATGAGGCTGCAAAAAGATTTGATGCTATTATCGATAATCCTACTATTGTTAAATACGACACAAGAGAAAATCAGATAAAACTTCACGACGCAATTATTTCAGCCAAAGCAAATCTATACGAGAGAGTAGTGGCTAATCCTGAGGTTGATATTTCAATTCTTTCAGAGGACATACATAAATCTGATATTAAGCCAATATTAGATACTATCTATCCTAAAGAAGGTTTTGATAAAAAGTCAGACAAGAAAACACGAATTCAAGCCCTTGGGAATGAAATTAAGGAACTAACAAAAAGCGGAAAAATGACAAAAGAATTAAATCTGGAGTATGCTCGTAAGATAAAAGAGATACAGGGTCAGGGTGAATAGTTATGGCGTTTGATAAAGTTGCAGAAAATTTAAATAAGAATCCTTTAGAGGCAGCGGATCTAGATCAAATGCTGACAGAGGCAGGATATGAAGCGCCTAAGGAAGAGTCTCAACCTATAGAGATTAACGAAACTCCTGAGAGCCTTGTAGGAAAAGCGGCGACTCCTGAGGATAAGACATTCTTAGAGAAATTATTTCAAAATGCATCTCCTGAATTTGCTGTTTCCCCTGGAGGAGTTACTCCTGTTGCGGGTGGAGCTGCTGAGAAGGCGAAACCGGAGGCATTAAAAGGGGCGGCTCAAGGGGCTGTAGGAATTGCTGAGAATCTTTCCCAATTAGCTTACGACGTAGCTAATGGGGTGGACGATTATGCAAAGTATTTTGGAATTACTGAAGAGGAAATGCTGAAACCTTACAATATTGATTGGAAATCGAAACTCGAATCTCCAGATGACAATCCTGGAACTAAACTAATTGCAGGGCTTGTGGAGTACACTTTGCCTGGAGCAGCAGCGGCTAAGGCATTTAGACTTGGTAAAGTTGGAGCAGCTGGAATAAATGTGGTTATGGACACTCTTGCTATGGATCCAAATCAGGAGCGTTTAGCGAATCTCATTACAAACTCTGCGCCTGAATTAAGAGATTATGGGGCAATAGGATCTGTGTTAAAATATTTAGAGCATAAAGACGGAGAGGGTAATTGGGAAGGTAGATTTAAAAACGGCCTTGAAAGTTTAATTGTTAACTCTCTTATGTTTACTCCAGAGGCTGTATCTGGAGTTGTTAAAACTTCAAAAGCTTTATCTGCAAAGAGCACAGACGGTATAAAGAAAGTTGTTGATGCTTTCACTACACAGATAAAAGCTCGAACTGCGATTAATACTATTGAAAGCGCCATGAACTCTACTGGAAAAGTGGCGGCTCAGACGACAGAAGCAGTCACAGGAGCGGCTACAGCTACAGCACAAACAGCAGAGCCCACTGCTTCTATATTTAAAACCTCAGTATTGCAGAAAGATAATCCAGCCTACGGGACATTATTTGCCAGAGGAGATTTAGACGTCGGAGATGTTGTATCTCGCACCACGCATGCAGAGACTATAGATGCTGGAGAGAAAATATTAAAGAATGAGAAAAAACTTACAGCTCTTTTAAAACAGGATCCTGAAAAGAAGGCTCTTACTCCCGCTGAAGTGTACGCTGTATCTAAAGTGCGTGAGAATGCTTCTAAGGAAATAGGAGAACTTTCTAGAAATGTAGATAATTTAAATAAAGAGCAAGTGCTAGAGCTTTGGGATGCTCTTACTGCGGGAAAGGGGCTTGGTGTTACTGAAGAGGCTGTGGGTCGTACAGCGGGGCAGGCATTAGAAGCGCGTAAGATACAACCAGCAGAGCAGACTGTTAGCGCCGCTATGGAAACAGCAGTTTCTAAGGGCAGACAAGATTTAATTGACGAGGTGAAGGCTGCACTTAATCCTGAAGAGAGAGATTTACTGGCATCAGAGGCTATGCGTCTTATGGGCGGAGAAGATAAGATGCGAAAGATTATAAAGGACATAGGAAATCTTTCTCTTGATGATGTTGAAAGGGCTAAATGGCTTTCTAAAGTAGGTAAGGAGGGGACTCTTCCTAAAGTTGGAAGAGCGCTTAACTATGCCATGCTTAATAATATGCTTGGATGGGCTTCTGTTAAGGGAGCAGCTTTTGCGAATACCATAGGAACTGCTGTTAATATGACAGATTCATTTGTAGCTCATGGGATTAGATCTTTTAGAAACTCTGATATCTATAGGGCAACAATGAATCTTCCTAAACTAACAGATGCAGAAAAAGCTTACGAAGCCCTACGCTATACAGCGATTACTCGTGGGTATTACGATGGAGTACGGAGAGCTATTGGAGGATTAGGAAGATCATTAAAACTTGATAGACTCAATATACCTCTCCCCTCTGGAGAAAATGCGTACTCTACAACCAAGCTAGAACTTGGATCTAGAGGGATAAAAAGTCTCACCGATGTAGAAAAGATGGGAGTCACAAAAGATTCATCTTTTGGGATGAAAGTTTTTGGAGAACTCATGGCTACTGTTGGGATGAGAGGGGTGGCGTTTAAAGCTCTTGGAGGGCTTGATACTTTTTATGGGGGTATTAATTACTATGGAAAATTATCAGAGCTTGTAACAGATCATCTTATAGCTAAGAAAATACCTTTAGATCAGTTTGACAACGCGTACACGGCGATGATGAAAGATCCTTTAGAAGTACTTCACACTAAAGCAATGGAGCATGCAGAATTATCTGTTATGGCAAAAAGGGCCCCTGAAGATTCTTTTGTTCGGAAAATTACAGAAAACCCTGCGCTTAATACTATTCTACCTTTTAGTAATGTTACCTATAATTCTGTGAAATATTCTCTTGATCATTCTCCTTTAAAATTACTTTCTCTTTTTGGGGATAATACAACAGAACTTAAAAGGATATTGAAAGGCGGCACTCAATTTGAAAAGGATGAGGCTGTTGCAAAAATAGTTGTGGGAAGTACAGCCCTTGCAACCCTTGGTGGGTTATCAGCAATGGGACTTGTTAACGGTGCCACTTCTCCAAATTGGAGGGTACAGCAGTCTACTGCTGAGAGCGGTAAAGGGTATGTGCCATATTCAATTGGTGGAGTATCTTTTGAAAAGGCGGACTTTGTGCGTCCGTTCATTGATCTTGCGCATCTTACAGCGCAAGCAAAATCGTACATGGACGCGAATCAATTTCATGATTTTCTAGTGTACACTACATCAGGGCTTTTAAATCATTTCACATCGAATCAGCTTTTAGAAAACATCGCAGATTTTTCAGACATTGTGGATGCTGTGTCTAATGGAGAATTAGATTCAGCTAAAAAGGTTGGAGAGTGGAATGCTCAATTTATTGGTAGATTTTTCCCAAAGTTAGGCAGAGAAGCTGCTCAGAAAATTGAAGAGCTGCAAAACGGTGAGGCGTATAAGAGAAATCTAAAAGAGTACGGTGAAAATCTAAAAGGGGTTGAATCTTTTATCGCTCAGGTAAAAAATCAGCTAAAGGCGGATCTCCCTTGGTATAATCAGGATCTTCCAGTATCTCGCAATATTTTAGGCGAGCCGCAGCTTATTCCTGGAACAGAGGATGAGAATAGCCAATACATGACAAATACCAAAGAAAAATCAGAACTTATGCAGAGGCTTGAGATTTTAGCAAAAGATTCTCGTATAAATCCTGGTACAAATTTAGATGAGGCTCCAGAGCTTCGTCTTAGGATGCCTGGGAAGAGCATACGTTTTGGAGAAAGTACAGAACTGGGCATAGGCATGCGAGTTCCACTTAGGACCCTAGAGGGTTTAGCTCCAGATAGAGGAATGTCTTTTGAGATGACACCTCAACAGTATGATAAATTTATGCAGTATTATGGAAATATTCATGAAGGGGCTCAGGGGCCTTCATTGAGAAAAGTTTTAGAGAACACCTTGGGAGATAATAGCCCTCTGTGGAAAAGACTTGAGTCAAAACAATCAGAGAAACAGTATAAAGACGCTCTTAGAAATGTGTCTAAAATATTTTCTCAAGCGGAACAGAGGGCAAAAATGCTTATCCTAAAAGATCCTGAATTTAGTGAGGCATACAGCAAAAGACTTATGGAGTATTATGGCGCACAAAAACAATTTATCCGCGACGGAGCATCTGCTCCTGTGCAGATGTTAGGGCAGTGATATGGCTTTATCAAATTTAGTTACATCGGATGATTTTGCAGGGGATGGCTCAACAGTAAATTTTGCTATTCCTTTTACATTTTTTAATAACACCCAAGTAAAAGTAAAACTCACGGACTCTGGGGGTGTAGTAACATACTGGACCCCTGGTGTAGAATATACTATCTCAGGTGGAGATCCTGGCACGACTGTTGTAGCGGGCACTGCTCCAGCTGTTGGGGAGACTCTGACAGTGTATAGAAGTACCCCTCTCACGCAGATTTATGATTTTTTAAACGCATCTCCTCTTGATGTGGAAAATGTGGAGAAGGCGCTAGACAGGCTTGCTATGATGATTCAGGAAACCACAAATACTCTCTCTTCTTCGGGAATTTTTGGATTTTATTCGCAGACTACCCAGACGGTTAATGCTGCGGCAACTATTACTATTGACGAGACTAAACAAAGATTAATTGTTCCAGTCCAAGGAAATGCTGCTCCAGTAACAGCAAATACTACGACTGCTGTCGAGAATGGTACGATTGATGGTCAAGAGCTGCTATTGCGCGGGGCACATGCTACAAATTCGGTGACAATTTCTGGATCTTCTACCAACATGGAGATAAATGGAAGCATGGTTCTTGTAGCCTTTAGCGGATTATCTTTAGTATGGAATGGGACAACCTCTAAATGGACAGAAGTAGCGAGGTCAAATTAATGAGAAATTTTATTATTTTTTTTATAGTTTTACTCGTAGCAGTTCTAGGCTATACGGGCGCAGATAGGATTATTCAGACACAGAAGCTTGAAGTAAGTGAACCTGCGGCAAGTGGGACGAATAAGGTTACTCTCACTTCTCCAGCTCTTGGATCAGACTATACTTTCACTCTTCCCGCATCGGCGGGAACCTCTGGTTATTTTCTAGCAACGGATGGCTCAGGGGGTTTATCTTGGAGTAATTCTTTAGCGTCATTTTCGTTTAGTTCTCCTATAATATCGTCTGGTACAGCGAACACTGTGCCCTATTTAGATGGAAGTAAAATCCTAACAAGCTCTGCGGTAACTCCGACAGAACTCGGGTATCTTTCAGGGGTAACAGCTCCTACGGGATCAGGAGCATTAGTATTAGCGACAAGCCCAACGCTTGTTACGCCTAATTTAGGCACGCCTTCTGCTGCCACATTAACTAATGCTACCGGCTTACCTCTTACAACAGGAGTGACAGGCATACTTCCCATTGCCAGTGGAGGTTCTGGCCAGGCAACGGCAAATAATGCGCTAAACGCTTTTCTACCTTCTCAGGCAACCCACTCTGGAAAAGTTTTACAGACAGACGGTACAAATACTTCATGGCAGTTAAACTCCGCAGCGGTCTCTATAGGTGGTGGTGTTACTAGTGGGACAGCTGGAAGTCTTTTATTTGTAGATACAGGTCCAGTTCTTCAGCAAGATAACGCGAATTTATTCTACGATAACACCAATAATTTTCTTGGGATTGGTACACCTACTCCTCTTGAAGCGCTCCATGTGGTAGGCAATATTCGCTCCTCGGGTCTAACAGCGTCTACAGCACTGGTGGCTGATGCTAATAAGAATATTTCGTCGAGCGCTGTGACGTCTACAGAACTCGGTCTTTTGTCAGGAAGAACTGGGACGCTTGTTACCACGGATGAGGTACAGACTTTAACCAATAAAACATTTGTGGCGCCTGTATTGGGCGCAGCTACAGGCACATCATTGGCATTAGGTTCAACGCTTGACACTTCTGCTATTGCTGATTTTACGAGTACGACAAAGGGCTTTGTAGGGCCTCGTATGACTCAGGCGCAGAGAAATGCTATTGCTACTCCTGTCGCTGGTCTTCAAGTATATAATACAGATACTAATAAGCTAAATATTTACAACAGTTCCACTTGGGTTGAGGTTGGCACAGGCTCATCATCTAGTTCATCTGACTCATCTTATGAAATTTCAAACCTTAGTTTTACCACGGCTGCGTTTGGAAATGCTTTAATAATTTCTATTAAAACAAAATCAGGGAGTGAGGCAAACTCGGGAGATCCGATCAAGGTTGGTTTTAGATCTTCAACGCTCACAAGTGGTGTATATAACCAAAGAAGCATAACTGGTGCCCTTTCCATGACTGTAAGTTCTGGTTCTACTTTAGGGCAAACAAGTGGCCAGCCATGGGTTCAATATATTTACCTAATTGATAATTCTGGTACTCCAGAGCTTGCAGTTTCCGGATCTCTTTATAATGAGAATCAACTTATTACGACCACAGCCGAAGGCGGTGCTGGAGCGGCTGATTCAATCACAGCCATTTATTCAACAACCGCGAGAACAAGTGTTCCATTTAGACTAATTGGCACTCTTTTAAATACGCAAACCACTGCAGGCACCTGGACATCACCAGGCACAAAAATCCAAGTCGGATCATACGGAAGCCTTGTTGCAAATGGTGAGATGACCATCACAACAAAAACGTCTGGCTCAGGCACATACTATCCACCGGCTGGAGTTGTTCGATTAAGAATAAAAATGATTGGCGGCGGTGGAGGCGGCGGTGCCACAGGCACAACTGGCTCTCCCACTAGTGGCAGCAATGGGAATGATACAACTTTCGGAACTTGTACAGCATCAAAAGGAGTTGGGGGTCCCCTAGGAACAGGCGGTGGATCATCTGGTGCTGGCACAGGGGGTGGAACAACAATCGGTAGTGGATGGTCTGGAATGACTGTCACTGGCGGCACAGGAGGAGTTGGTTCAAACCAAACTGGATATATTGCAACAGGTGGATTCGGCGGTAGTGGATTTTTAGGCGGCGGCGGTAGTGGTGGTTCAAGCAGTACTGCAGCCCAAGGTGGTGCCACAAACACAGGCGCAGGCGGTGGAGGCGGCGGTGCAATCACTGGATGTTCTTCAGGTGCAGGCGGCGGTGCTGGTGGTTATATGGAAGTGAGTACCGCCTCCGGTTCAAGTGCATGGGCATCATCGTATTCGTATTCAGTAGGTGCAGGTGGTGCCGCTGGCTCTGTCGGAGGTGGAAACGGTCTTGCTGGAGGAGCTGGAGCCGCCGGCTATATAGTCATTGAAGAGTATTATAAATAAAAAATATTCTCCATTGTCAGAACAGGGAATTACTAATGAAAACAATAATTATTTTACTAACACTTTTATCAATCGGATGTGCATCAAAAATAGTTGGTAAGAATTGCTCGCAAACACACGATGAAAAATATTGGGTGTGTGATCCGGTGTGGGTGGTTAGATGATAACTGAAATAACTATAGTAGACTTATGGCCTATACTAGTAGCTATTTTTTGTTTGGTTATTTGGGCTATTCGTCTTGAAGCGAAGGTAATTTATTTAGATTTAACTTTTAAAGAGAAGCATGCAGAATATATAAAAAAAGATGAGGTTTTTTGGAGTAAGGTTGATTCGTTGCAAACAACAATGAATCAAGTTTTACAAGCATTAGGTGAATTAAAAGGAAAAATAGATCAATAATTGTAGGAGAAAAAATGAATATACTAGGGTTACTATCGTCAACAGATTTATCGACAGCCTCGATTACATCTGCAGCCATTGGTGTAAACCACGTCATAGGGTTTTCTGCATCCATTGTATGTACGGGAAGTCCTGTGGGAACATTTAAACTCCAAGCATCAAACAATGATGTTAATGAGTATGCTAATGTGTCCGCATCATCGTGGGAAGATATTGATGGAAGTGAGATTTCTATTGCAGCTGCGGATACTGTGCTTTGGAATCACTGGCACGTTTATTTTAGATGGTTCCGTATAGTGTACACTAAAACATCTGGTACAGGAACTATAACAGTAGCTACTGTCAATGAAAAATTTAAGGACTTAAAATAATGCCTACAATTAATTTACCAATAATTCCTACAAAAGTTAAAGTTGACGAGTTCTCAGGCTCTGGGACTTGGACAAAACCCTCTTGGGCAAGATCAGTACGAGTCATTGGTGTTGGCGGAG